GCAAAAGGATTGCCTCCTGCTAAAGCTGCCATTGAAGCTGGGTATGCTGAGGGCAAGGCTGGATACGTCTCAGCTTATAGAGCTTTGAAGACAGCCCATGTGCAGCAGTACATGATGCAGCGTATGAATGAGGAATTTGGACTTAGTGCTACCGTAGCTGTGAACACAGTGCGTAGGCTGTCTCAGAACGCTAAGTCTGAGTATGTTCAGCTTGAAGCTAGTAAGGATCTATTAGACAGGGCTGGCTACAAGCCTATAGATAGAAGCCAAGTACAGGTGGCTGGTGACATCAAGGTGAGCATAGATCTAGGGTAATTCGTTGCTGGCTATGGTGTGGCAGAGGGGGTAGGGGGAAAAGTTAGCTAGTCAGTTACTGTAATAGTCCCCTGCACACATTATTAGCCCTAAAGGTTTGTGCATTGTCAGTTTTATTTTTTTTGTTATAGGGTCTTTTTAAAAAGGAGATTGAGATGGATGTAGTAACTAAGGCTGTTGGTGCTGAGAATACGTTTAGTGATGCGTTATCATTGCGCGGTGATTTTTCTCTTAGCATTGCTGGAACCTTTGTGGGCACTGTTACTGTACAGCGCAGCTTTGATGCTGGGAGCAGTTGGGCTGATGTGGATGACTTTACTGGTGTGATTGAGACTGCTGGTTATGAGCCAGTTGGTGCTCAGTATCGGGTTGGCATTGCGACTGGGAACTATACGAGTGGCACAGCGACTTGTACTTTGAGAGAGAATGACACTGGCCGATGAGAACTGCGTTAAGAAAGTATGGCAAGCAGGCTGAGAAGCAGCCGCCTCGGGCTAGTACTGAGAAGGCCAAGGTTGCAATGAAGAGTGGTGGATATGCGCAAAGAGCACAAAAGTAAGACTGGTGGATTGACTGCTGCTGGTCGTGCTTACTTCAAGAGGACTGAGGGCGCTAATTTAAAGAGTCAGTTGAAGACTGGTACTAATCCTCGTCGTGTTTCTTTTGCTGCTCGGTTTGCTGGTATGAAGGGTCCGATGAAAGATGAGAAGGGCCGTCCTACTAGAAAGGCGTTGGCCTTAAAGAAGTGGGGCTTTGGTTCTGTGGAAGCGGCTCGCAATTTTGCTAGGAGGCATAAGAAAAGCTGATGTGTTTTGGTGGTGGTGGCGGCCCTAGTGCCGAAGATATTTATCAAGAGAAGAAGCCTGAGTTTGGGCCACTTCCTTCTCTTAGCATGACAAAGAAGAAACGCGAGGATCAAGTTCTTGGCGATGTTCCGAAGATGCGCAAAGGAATGCAACAACGTTCACTCTTAACAATGATGGAGAAATAACATGCCGATGGGAAAAGGAACTTACGGATCTAAGGTTGGTCGCCCTCCCAAGCAGAAGCCAAGTGGGAAGAAGAAATAATGGCTGAGACTGTAGAGCAGCGTTATGACCGTCTTTCTAAGGAGATGGCTAAGTTCGAGGAGATGGTTCCTGACGTTGCTCGAGACGAGCCTGATGCCTCTACGTCTGACAAGATGAAGCGTAGATATGTAAATAAGACGCGCAAAGCTGTAGAGTATTTCCGCGACAGACATCCTAAGTATAAGAGTTTATTGAAGCAGCTTGAGTCTATTGAGGCCAAGTGGGATAAAGAAGGGAAGCATATGTAATGGCTGATTCAAAGATACCAAGTTCAATTAGACGAATACTTGCTCAAGTGGCAAAGGGTTCTGTTGACGTTGCTACAGCTGGTAAGCGCTTAGGACAGTACCTTGACAAGAAAATGGGTACTGAAGATAAGAGTGCGTTTCCTGTTAAAAAGGGTTATCGTTCCGCAACAGGCAAGAAAAAAAGCTTAATAGGTAGATAGATGGCGGTTAATGCTGCTGGTAACTACACCAAGCCTAAAATGCGGAAGTCTTTGTTCAACAGAATAAAGGCGGCTAATGTTCAAGGTACTGCTGCTGGCAAGTGGTCGGCGCGTAAAGCGCAGTTACTTGCTAAGAGATACAAGGCTGCGGGTGGTGGATACCGATGAAGGCTCCTCAGAAGTCATTACTTAACTGGGGTAAGCAGAAGTGGCGCACCAAGTCTGGCAAGAAGTCCAGTGAAACTGGTGAGCGTTATCTTCCTAGTAAGGCTATTTCTGCTCTTAGCTCTGCTGAATATGCAGCTACAACCGCAGCTAAACGAAAAGGTAAGGCGGCAGGTAAGCAGCATGTGGCTCAACCGAAAGCTATTGCAAAGAAAGTAAGGAAGTACAGAACATGAATTGGATTATTGCAAATAATGGTGAGGCTTATGACGGGCCTACACATCAGATTGGTGGCGTAACTTATACTGGTGCAACGCGCACCGCTGATTCTCGTCGCCTTATTTTGGGATCAGCACCAGAGCCAAAGCCTGTGGCTAAACCAAAGCCCAAGCGTAAAGCGGCTGCTAAAAAGAAATGAGCTTTATTAGTACGATTAAACGCCAAGACTTAGATCTTCTTCGCGGCATTGTTCGCAAAGTACACCTTGGTTATGTTGTTGAGAAGTTTGGTGAGAGTAGCCACTTGGTTAGTGACGCAGCTTGCGATAAGCTGATTGAAAGTATTGCGCCAGAAGTGGTGGAAGACATGATCCGATTTGGAGTCGATAAGGGTCTTAGATGATAGATTTTAAGTACAAGCCTGATGGCGATGTGCTCAAAACGTTTATGAAGGATGATACCTTCTTTCGTGGCATAAGAGGCCCAGTTGGTTCTGGTAAGTCTGTTGGCTGCTGCGTTGAAGTATTTCGCCGCGCTATACAACAGAAGAAAGGTCCAGACGGAATACGCAAAAGCCGCTGGGCTATTATTCGTAATACCAATCCCCAACTTAGAACTACTACTATCAAGACTTGGCTAGACTGGTTTCCTGAAAAAGACTGGGGCAAGTTTACTTGGTCAGTGCCATACACTCACCGCATTCAAAAGGGAGACATAGATCTTGAGGTTCTTTTCTTGGCCCTTGATAGGCCCGAAGACGTTAAGAAACTTCTTTCTTTGGAACTCACAGGCATCTGGATTAACGAGGCAAGGGAAATTGCTAAGAGTATTATTGATGCCTGTACGATGCGTGTTGGTCGTTTTCCTTCTATGCGTGATGGTGGTCCTTCTTGGACTGGCGTTATTGCCGATACCAACGCCCCTGAAGAAGATCATTGGTGGCCCATTATGTCTGGCGAAGTACCAATCCCAGATCATATACCGCGTGAGCAGGCTAAGATGCTGGTTAAACCAGACAACTGGTCTTTCTATACCCAGCCCGCTGGTATGGTTGAGAAGAAGAACCAAGATGGAGAAATAGAAGACTATGATCCAAACCCAAAGGCTGAGAACACAAAGAACATGCTCAAGAGTTATTACCCAAACCTTATCAGGGGTAAGACCAAATCATGGATAGATGTGTATGTGATGAATCAGCTGGGTCATATTCAAGACGGAAAGCCTGTATATCCAATGTTTGCATCAGAAGTTCACATAGCAGAAGAAGAAATACCCGTAGCTGCTGGGCATCCAGTCTATGTTGGGGTGGACTTTGGGCTTACGCCAGCAGCAGTCTTTGGGCAAAAAGTAAGAGGCAGATGGTTTTTGCAATCAGAGATCGTCGCAATCGACATGGGGATCGTGCGTTTTGCAGAGGTTCTAAGAAATGAATTGTCTACGAGGTTTGCAGCAGCCTCCGAAGTAATTATCTATGGTGATCCTGCGGGTGACTTTAGAGCGCAGACTGATGAATCGACTCCATTTCATATTCTGCGCGGTGCTGGCTTGAAGGCGTTTCCTGCGCCTTCCAACTCTGTTGACCTCCGACTAGAGTCGGTTTCCTCCCAGTTGACGAAGATGGTCGAAGGTAAGCCAGCACTACTAATAGACAGACGATGCCCTCAGTTAATTAAGGGGTTTGAAGGTGGCTATGCGTATAAGCGCATGGAGGTTAGTGGCGAGAGATACGCAGATAAACCAGACAAGAATATGTTTAGCCACGTTCATGATGCGGCTCAGTATTTATTCTTAGGTGCTGGTGAAGGCAGAGCCTTGATGAACTCTCAGAAACCAGCCAGACCAGTCATTGCAAAGCGTAACTTTGATGTATTTAACCGTGGCCTAAAGCAGAGAAACAAGCCTAGCTTCTGGTCTAGGATGTAGTTTGTGCATTGAGTTTTGATCTCTTCTATGCTTACGAAGGGAAAACAAAGGAGATTACCATGTGTTTCGGCGGTGGGCCTAGCAAGGCAGAGAAAGAAGCAGCGGCAGAGCAACGTGTTGAAGCTGATGTTGCAAAGCGCGAAGAAGTAGAAAAGCGCGCTTCACAAAAGCGTGAAGACATTTCTGAAGCATTAGAAGGTCGTACTACTCGTGCTGGTATGCGCGGTGGTAAAGGAAGACGTTCTTTGTTTAAAGCGCCATCAACAGGGTTCTTAGGTAGGTTTGACTAATGGCTGAAGATCCAATCGCAAAGCAGTACATCAAGTCGTACCAAAAAGCCAAAGCTCTAAGAGAGAATTGGGTTCCGCTGTTCGAGGAGTGCTATGAGTATGCGCTTCCTCAACGTGAGTCTTTTTACTATGAGGAAAGAGGACAGCGTCGAGACGAAAAGATATTTGATGAGACTGCTGTGGTTGGTGTTCAAGAGTTTGCTAGTCGCCTACAGTCAGGAATTGTTCCTAACTTTGCGCGTTGGGCAGACCTTATGGCTGGTAGCGAAGTGCCGCCAGATCAGCGTGAAGCCGTTGATAATGAGCTAGATGAAGTCACAGAATATGTGTTTGAGGTTCTACAGAACTCTAACTTTAGCCAAGAAGTGCATGAATCATTCATGGACTTGGCTGTCGGGACTGGTGTCCTGTGCGTGGAAGAGGGCGATTCAATCAACCCAGTGATCTTTTCTGCGATACCGCTTCCTCATCTTGTACTAGATACTGGCCCCGACGATAAAATTGACCACGTTTACCGTGAGCGCAAGAAGGTTAAGTTTGACCACTTAGAGATGATGTATCCTAACGGAACGTTCCATCCCAAAGTTACATCTATGATGGGTCAAGATAGAGAGACTACAGTCCTTGAGGTTGTATGCCGCGACTACTCTAAGAAAAATCAAGAAGCTTACTTGAGTTACGCAATCTGCATG